GCCTTTTCTTGTTGCTGGTCAATTTTTATTGTTGAATCAGTTTCAACATCAATTGCAAAAGTTCTTAATTTATCATTTTTAATTAATTTTTCTAATTCTGGAATTTGCTCTGGTGTAATAGCATAGCCTTTTAAATCCTCTAAAGGCTTTTTCATTGTTTTTTTGAATTGTTCTTTAGCTTGCTCATTCATTTGTTCTAACCTAGCAACTTCTTCAGGATTATTGGGATCAGTTAAACTTTTAGCTTTGTTTAATAAGGAATCTAATCTTAGTTGTTCAGCTTTTTCAATTGATTTAATGTCAACAATTTTAAGCTGAGTCATTGCCTTTAATTCTTCAACAGTATAGTTTTCAACCGTAAGTTCACAAAGTAATCTAATTAAATCTCTAACCCAAAATTCTAACTCTTTTTGTAATGGTTGGATTCTGCTAATTGCAAAGTTTCCCTTCATTTGTTGAGCGGTGGCAGTTTCTGAAGCGGTAGTAACGCCTCGCACAATATCACTAATACCCGTAATGTCTCTAATTGAGAAAATAACACGGTCTTTTCTATCGTTAAGTTGTGAAATTGTCGCAATGATTTCGCCAAGTGGCTTAAACATTATTAAATCTTGAACTTTTTGATTCCCAGTTGAAAGCATAGGAGTAAAAGAGCCATCATCACCATTGAATAAACCTTCCATATCAGAAGCTTCAGCAATAGATGAATAAATTCCAGTTACCTTGCATTGCTCTACTAATGAACGAATGCGAGTGTCGATTATGTTAAGTTCTTCAGCTTGTGTTTTGTATTGTCTATAAAGCGGTATTGGTCTTAAATCAATGGGGTTTGAATTAGAGCCAAGAGGTGATGCAATTGGAAAAAAATCTCTTAATTTATAAGGATCTTCTTCATTTGATAATAAAACACCGCCACCGCCAATTGTAAGAAATAAAACTGATTTGTTTTCTTTGTCCCAAACTTCCCAGACTTCAGCCATTTTAAATAATTCATTTTCGTTATTTTTGTTTTTATTATTATTTAATCTAGTAGCATTTAATTCAACTGCATTAGCTTTTTTTTCTCCAAAATCTTCGATTAACTCATTGCGATTTTTATAATGTCTAAAAGCTATCCACTGAACATTACACCATTCTTTATCTGTTGACATTGAAAAATCTTTCCAATCAACATATTCAATGCGACATTTCTTTTCAGAATTATCCAATTCTATTGAGCCGTCTTCTAACTCGACTTCGTTTTCTGGATCATAACATACACGAGCTACACCGCGACCACCAATTAAAAAATCATCACGGCATTTACTAATTACCGTTTCAGCGTCTGAATCTTTTAAATATAAATCAATTGATCGTTCCATCATCTCAGAAGCAATGCGATTAGTTTCGTTGGTATCTAAAAATCGTTGAGTAATGTTTGTTTTAGGAAGTCTTGAGAATAAAAGTGGGCGGAGTGTTTGAGTGTTAGACCAAAAAACATTATATCTATCTTCGTTTTGCTTTTCGTTATTGTATATTGTAAAGTTAGCATCAGCTTCATCATGCCATTTTTTTTCATAATTAATAGCATTTTCAATTTCTTTTGTCCAAATCTCTACTAATCCAGCATCTCCACCAGAATGAGTTAAATCTTCTTTTTTTTCGACTTGAATATTAGCTTGCATTTACGATAAATCTAATAATTTGTAATGTGTTAACGCATGCAAGCCTTTCAAATTAAATTTTTGTTAAATAATTTTATTTGTCAAGTTCTTTTTATTATCTTTCCGATATTAACTAATTCATCTAATTCTATCAAATGCTCTTCTCTCATCTTTTCTAAATTATTTTTATGAATAATCCTAGCTTTAATTGGATTACATAATATCATAAACTCATTATTCCCTATATCTTTTTGACCTTCAAGAAATAATTTTTCACAAATAATATTTCCTTTTTTTAAAGACCAAAAAAGACCGTGTAATCTCAATCTTTCAATATCCTCATCTTTACAATCTAAACCATTAAACTGACCTATATTACCCTCATTAGTGTAAAATACTAATACCCCACACTCTGAACATTTACCATCTGGCAAAATATTATGATTCTTGATAGTGTTATTAAAAGATGCTTTTTGTATTGGTTCTTCATAAAATAACTCTCCTGTTGGATGACCATTCTGACATAGACCTACAAAAGATATATCCCCACCGATCCCCACTACTTTTATATTTGATGCCATATTATTTTCTATTATTTGAATAATTTTTAGGGTTAAAATCTCTATACCATTGCTCTTCAAGTGCCATTTGAGTTTTAGGAATTTCAACAACAATAGGGCGAGACATACATAAATACCTAAGAGTGTCAACCGCGTGATCTTCTAAATCACTATTTAAATCTTCAGGCTTACTGTTATCATATTGCATTATTGGCAATGTTCTAATCAAATTTTTGCAAGTGTTTGTAAAATATAATAAAGGTCTACCATCTTCTCCGCTAAACCTTGATCTTATTTGTTGCCAGCCTGCAATTCGTTTATTATCCGCTGGTCTCCAATGAATTTTTTCTTTTGCCATTTGATCCGCTATACTTTCACCGCTTGAGACATCAAAAATTGCAGGATCTGCAACCATATCATTCATTTTTTCGCTTTGTTGCATTGCTTTTGTATTCTTAGCAATATCTCCGGCATGCATCTTAAGCCCTTCGTTTGACTTGCCAGTGCAACCATAGAACTCACGATATATAATAATTGAACCTCTTGGAAAGCTTCGTTTTATGCCTCCACAATCAACAAGCGATCCATCCGACACCGCACCCCATAACACGCAAAAAGGTTTTGAATAACCCCAGTCGAAAGCCCTAATCTTAAACCATTCATCAGGAATAAAAAACGGTTCGATAATATGCCTATTTTTATCAAAGTTATCAAAATAAGCACCGTCAATAGCATCCCAATCGCCGTTTAGCATTGCTTGAGCTAAGGATCCGCCCAGCCCTAGAAGTTTATCTGCATAAAGTGGATCATTTTCTAGCATCGTTGGATTGTCTGAAAGCTTGGCGGGGATAAATTGACGAGACATCCCCCCCTCTTCCTTTATCATTTTGTAAATTTGCATCGGCTTTTTGTTATCAATAAAATAAGACTTAACAAATTCATGTCCAATCCCACCAGGATTGCTAGAGCAAATGATTTTTGGCAAAGATTGTTTTAAATGTGTCGGAACTGTTAAACCTCCTAACCTAACTCTACTTCTAAGAAACTTATAAATTTTCTCACTAAAATGTGTTAACTCATCAATTAGCAATAAATTAATCTCAACTCCCTGGTATTTCAAAACATCTTTATCGTATTGGCAATGGCAAAGATTAATCTTAGACCCGTTCCTAAAAATAATTTGCGCTGTGCTTGCATTGATCCTACAAAAACCGCTTTCGATGTATTCAGCTAATAAGCTTGTAAAACCACTTGAGCCATCTAAGTGATTTTTTTTAAGATCTTCGCTTAATCGACGAAATAAATAAATTTGAATATTTGAGACACTAAGAGCATAAAAGATTGCAATTATTCTCATAGCGTGAGACTTTCCACCTCCGGCCGCTCCACCGTATAATATCTCCGTGGCTGTAGATGTGAAGCAATCTGATTGTCTTTTGTGTAAAGATACCTGCAAAATAACTTAAATTATTTATTATTCAAGATTATTTCGAACCTGGCGGGTTCTATATGTTCAGCATCATTTGACTTATAATTCAAATCAAATTCTTTTCTATTCTTTACTTTTGCTAAGTAAGTAGAAAATTGTGATAATTCGCACTTTTTACGAAGACTTGCATTTGTATCGTCAGCTTGTATTGACTCAAGATATTGTTTAGCTTCGTCTATTTGATGATAAGAAGCTATTTGTAGAGCAATTTCTTTTGCTTGTTTATTCTCTTCTAAGTTCAAATAATAATGCAGGTGCGGTAGATGAATGTTATAAGTCTCAGCAAGTTGTCTATATGATTTATTACTTGCAATTTCTTTAAATATAGAATCTTTATTCTTGTTTAGCAAATCAATAGTTGCTTCGCGATTTAGTTTTTTATTTTGTTTTATTTCTTGAGTTTTTGACATGATTTAAAAAGTTATTTTTTTATACGCGCGATGTTAATAATGCAAAACTTTTAATCAATCATCTC